TTAGTCCATGATTATGAATTGCAAAAATGACAAGATGTCGAAATTTATTTCTACATCTTGTTTGAGCATTTTATTCTCATGTATTGATTACATGATTTATTACTGCCTTGTGAGATAGGTAAAGGTTAAATCTCTCAGTGTAGTGTTGCACTATAACAACACCCCGCCTCGGTCAGAGGGAGTTCAAGCTCTAAATTGTTGTGAAAAGCTCACCTAAAAAGCTATTTGAAAAAGAAAATTCTAAAGCGAAGTCTTGCGATAAATATCAAGCAAAGAGCGCCCTGGGGCTAGTCACCCTTGGGGATCTTACAACGCTCTCCGGAGCTAGTCTGACGCACTTCTATGTTTTTTGACCTCGATCTGTAATATGGTTGACAGTAGATTAATGTTTTTGTGTTGCCAGTATAGTTGTGAATAAAACGACTGTCTGAATTTTACCTTGGTTATGTCTTTTGGAGGATAATATCTGAGCGCTGCTCAAGCGGTGGAAGGAGGAAATTTTGATGAGTGTGGTGCAATATCGGGTTTATTTTAGCATTTACACGAGGATTTAGCGCGGGTTTTGCCTTACCCTTCTTTTCTGTTGTATGTTATGGTGGATGTGAAAGTTCACTGTTGCTTGACTTTAGAATGGGATGCACCTGTGATGGGTGTTTGGCGTGGGTTTGATGGATATCGACCCTATGATTAAAACTCTTCCGCTACTTTTTTGTGTTCTTTCGAGATTAGATTCGTAGCACGCATGCGAGACTGAGGTAATCCCTCGGGGGGTACTCTAGTAGATATTCTGGCACTTTTGTCGGATTAACGGACACTACTGGGGCACGACCAAAGATTTGACGTCGGAAAACCCATCAATGTTCACTACCATTTATCGTGTGAACAATGCTGCAGAATCTTACCAAATGTTAGAGGGCAGAACCGCCTCAACAGCCACTGACGCAGCAGTGGTAAATAATCGGCCTACAGACGATGCGCAGATCTCTGAGAAGCACACTCAGATTGACAAATGTGTGAACGCACAGGAGGAAATAGAGGAGGAGAGAGAAATACACCAGTGTTGCGAACTGTGTGAAAGCGAGTTTGGATACATTTCAGATGAGGATGAATCCTGGATAGAAACATTTAACCAGGAGCTGTCGGAACTGAAAGCGAAGGTTGAGTCAGAGGAAGTGCCAATTTTAACGAGAACTACTTCTGATTCATTTGGCAAGCGAGCAAAGACCGATGATTTTGATTATAAGCGAATTTCAACAAGTGCTGAAACTGAATCAGCCGGTGCTCACCGAGATTATCAATTTTGGGAACCTAGAATGATTGTTAACCGCCGAGCAGCTCAACATGAGCGGCAATCGAAGCAATTTTGTAAAGAAGGGTCAGAAACCCGAGTTTGGAACAACAAAACTTGGGAGTTTGATTATTACACGAAGGCCAAGATAAGAGAGTTCAATTTCGGAGAAGCGCCTCCAAAGAAATTCAGACTCAGACGAGACCGGGCGAACGATGTGAAGATGCAGCGTTTTGAGGTGCAGGGTCCAGCTGATGGATGTTGTTTATTTCATCATGACAATTATATCAGCAAGATGAATGAATCATTGTTCTCACAGGGAATATGCATGACACAGATGTATGACTTTGTTTTTTCTGAGGACAAGGGCAGGGGTTTTTGCTACTTCAACTGTTACGTTGCCCATAAAGTATCTGGTGACAGGACAGAGGAAGCGCGAGGGTTCCCAACCAAACGTGAAGCCAAACAAGCGGCTGCGAGGTTATTTTTGTTGCGTGGGCTAAACGTTAAGGGTTTAAACTTCGAGAAGCAAGGTTTGGAAGGTGGATTGCACACTCTTTTTATGCAACAAACTGAGCACAGCAAATTTATTGAGGATTCTTTGATGTTGTGTTTGGGTTTGTACACAGCGACTGGTCACGCTGATCGTATGGTGCATGTTCTCAATTTTGTGAAATTGTGTTTCAGAGATTCACGTCCCCCCAATTTACTTCTCGATTTTGATCTTATGGAGTGGATAGAAGATTTTGAAGCGAGAGGGAAGACGGAGGAGCCTGCCACCGTGCGCCCTCGTGATCCTCTTGATGATAAAGCTTTCAGTCTGGAGGGTTTTGAGAATATGTTCACCGCTGACAAGTCATATTTTTTCACCAAACTTATGCGTTTATTCACCATTGTAACTGCATTTGGACTGTACACGCGCTCCTCTGTCCCATTTGCGCCGGAGATTTTTAAGTTAGTTGAGAAGTCATGGTTGTCTACGTTTAAATTCACAGGTGAACTCTTAGTGGATGCATTGAACATTATCAAATACTTGTGTAAACAGGGATTTGCCGTTTATCAGACAGGTGATGTTGGTGCGATATTCCATAACTCCGACACATACATTCTTTGGACTGAAAAGGTGGCTAGTTTGGAAACGAAGAGCAAATTTTTGGGAAGCACGCCAGTTAATTTCTCCATGGAGTCATATGTGAAAGATTTAGCGGATGCTTTGGCAGAGGGCAAACTTATCGTGGGGAAGCTGAAGGTTATGGGTGATTCCGACTACAAACTGGCTAATTCCTTGCTGGGTAAACTGGTTGCTCTTGATATGGACCTACGTTGTACAGCATGGTGTCAAGCACCACGGGTAGTTCCTTTCTCACTCTTGATTTATGGCACATCTAGTATTGGAAAGACCACAGTGAGAGAGATGCTATTGAGACAGTTTTCCGTGATCAGGAAAAAACCATTTAAGTCTGATTTCATATACAACGTGAATGCAGCAGCTGAGTATTTTTCCGGATTTAAGAGTCATATGTGGGCCATCTCTCTTGACGATATCGCCCGAGCGAATGTGCAAGTTTGCCCAAATGGAGATCCCACTTTGATGGCTATTTTGGATCTTGTAAATGGATCACCCTTTCTTCCGAACCAGGCAGCTCTTGAGGATAAAGCGCGTACGCCCGTTAAATCTGAATTTATCGTTGCGACGACAAATACCGCCGATTTGAATGCAAGATTTTACTTTTCTTATCCCAGCGCGATTTTGCGGCGATTTCCATATGTCCTTACGCCAAAAGTGAAGCCACAATATACGGGTGCTGATGGGGTTTGTCTAGATTCATCAAAGGCTCCTCCTTGTCCTCCAGAACAATATCCAGATTTGTGGAACTGGGATGTGGATCGTGTTGATTTAAATGGGAAGAACGTCGTTCACACTGTTGTCTTGGCCGGGGCGAGTTTGGCGCAGATGCTTGCATGGTTTAATCAAGCAGTAATTGATCACTTCCTTGTGCAAGATAAAGTGGCTCACATGCGCACCAATCTGGAGAACATGAGTTTTTGTTCTGCCTGCAATTTCCCCTTTGGCGTGTGTGCTTGCACAAACCCCACATTTGTTAAACAGGGCCCTTTGTTAAATCTGGCCTTGGTGACAGGTGTGGCAGGTGCAGCTTTCTATGCTGGAAGTAAGGTTGATGAGTTGAAATCCTCGGCTCAAGGTGTACGGTCGAGTATTGTGGCTGCGCACGATTCTGTTCAGCGATTAACAGCAGTGGCAGGATCTTTTTTCAACCTGTGTACTGAACTTGATGCTATTAAGTCGCGTATGGGACGTGCTGGTGAGAGGATGAAACAATTTGTTTCCGACAATTCCTTTGTTCTGAAGGTGGGTGCTGCTGTTGGTGTTGCTTTGACTGCTTATGGTTTGTACAAGCAGTTTTCAGCTAAACAAGAGAGCCCTGTGGACCACAGTGAAGAATTTAAGTTCATGAATATGTACTTTCATGGTCAAGGTTCTGGATTTAGTTTACCACAGAAAAATGAAAAGGAATGCGAGAGTGTCTGGCGCAAGGATGATTTTCCCACATCTAAAATTAGCGTTTCCTCGAATTCGTCGTGTATGAAAGGCAATAACATGATGAATTTTGTTGAGATGGTGGAAAATGCAACGGTTTTAATTCGATGCACCCCAGGCACAATTGCCGAGTCGGCTCGCTGTACAAGTCGTGGGTTTGTGTGTCAGGGCTATTTGATCGCCTCAGCTCATTGTATACCAGAGTGTGAGTTCTTGTTGTCAATTTGTCGAGTGTGTAATTCAAAAGGTGTTTCGGGAGATCGTGAGATGAAGGTTGTTCCCCATCAAGTTTACAAAAGGAAGGATTCCGATTTTTGTGTGATACGGTTGGATGGTCTTCCTCCGGGCAAGGATCTGTCGAAATACTTTGCAGGAGCAAACCACGCCTTGAGTACGCCAGGTTTTTATGTTCGTCGGGAGCTAGATGGTTCAAATACAGTTTTAAAGCTGGATAAAGTTTTTCGAACACGTGTAGCAGATCCTGAGAACAGAAATAAGGTTGTTGATGCATGGTGTGGACATGCGGACACTGAGACGGCAAGTGGAAATTGTGGGATGCCTCTGATTCTGGAAACACCAATTGGGCCTGCCATAGGAGGAACACATTATGGAGGGTCTAGGGTCAACAATTATTGTGTGGCAAGTTTGTTGTGCAAGGAATTCTACGATCAAGCGGTCACTGAGTTGCGTGAGAGATGTGTTCACCTGTGTGTCAAGCAAGGGTGTGAGCTTGTTGCCGCTTTGATTCCTAAATTACCTTCAGTACCAGAAGAAGGCATGATCGTTCTTTCAAGTGAAACAGCGAGCTACAATCTGACTAGTTTGCACCCAAAGGCACCAGTGCGCTGGATTGAAGACAAAGGAGAACTTGATGTTTTCGGCTCATTGGATGGATTTCGATCATCACACACATCCGATGTGGAGAGGACGCCTATGTTTGATTTCTTCTCGCGGCACGATTTTGTTTCATCCAAGTGTGCACCTGATCTAAAGAGCTGGAAACCCAAGCGACTGGCGCTGTTAGATAGCGTAGTAGCTCTTTGTTGTCTTGATCAATACATCTTGGATTCGTGCGTGTACAGTTTCGCAAATGATGTCTTGGAGGCTATTGATGATTCAGAGCTACGACGTATGGAACCATTATCGTGGGAAGTTGCGATTAATGGTTGTCCAGGTGTGGCTTACATAGATCCCATCAATAAGAGCACTAGTTGCGGGTTTCCTTGGCGTTTACCCAAAACCCATCTACTGATCCGGCAAGAGGCCAGTGAAAGCGAGCGGGAAACTGGCTATGAGTTCATGTGGTCGATGCGTGACGAGCTTAGGTTGCGAGTAGAGTGGATGCAGGAGCAGTATGTCAATGGTTTGTGTGCTCACCCGGTCTTTTGTGCTCAATTGAAAGATGAGCCAGTTTCTGAGGAAAAAGCCAAAGTTGGGAAGACGCGAGTTTTTGTTGCAGCGCCTGTGGACTTCACATTGTTGGTTCGGAAAGTTCTCTTACCTTTTGTTCGTTTAGTGCAAAACAACAAATTCTTATTTGAAGCTGGTCCTGGCACAGCGGCTCAGTCTCGTGAGTGGGAAGAAATTTACCAATATCTTACTCAACATGGCACAGAGAGGCTGGTGGCTGGTGATTATTCGGCTTTTGACAAGAAGATGGCTGCTCAGGTGGTGCGTGCGGCTTTAAATTTTATTTTGTTGATTTGCATCGCCTCGGGGAATTTCAGTGACGACGATCTGAAGGTTCTTGCTGGAATATGTGTCGATGTCAACTTTCCCGTTTGTGATTTCTTTGGGGACCTTATCCGTTTCTTGGGAACGAATCCTTCAGGGTGGCCGCTAACTGTAATCCTCAATGGTATAGTGAATAGTATTTATATGCGCTATGCTTACTACAGTTTGAATCCACTTCGAGAGGTTCGATCTTTTAAAAGAAATGTCGCACTGATGACGTATGGGGATGACAACTCTGCAGGAATTTCAGCTTCTGTGCCTTGGTTCAATCACACTTCTATAAGCACATTGTTGGCGACAATTGGGGTCAAGTACACAATGGCTGACAAGAAAGCCGAGAGCGTGCCCTACATTCCAATTAGTGAAGTCGCTTTCCTTAAGCGAAAATGGAGATGGGAGTCTGAAGTGGGGTGTCACGTTTGCCCAATTGAAGTGGAGACTATTAAGAAACAGTTGACAGTGTGGGTAAAGTCGAAAGTTCTCAGCCCGAAGGCCCATTGTGTCAATTGTCTGTATAGTGCCCACTGGGAGCTCTTCTTCCATGGTCGCGATTTCTTTGACAAGTGGGATGCTATCTTCAAGGAGTGCGTGAGAGAATTGGCACTTGAGGAATGGATGCCTGAAGGTGGTTTTCCAACCTGGGAGTCTTATGTTAGTAAGTGGCAGAGAGATAGTACCATGTTTGTCTCGTCTCTTGTGAAGTTTGGCTTGATTGGGGTCACTGGCGTGGGTGCTTCTTTGTGTGGTGCATTTTCCCAAACTCTGCTTAAGGAGAGTAAGCAGATCCTGCGGGTTAGTCTCATGACGGCGGTAGTTTCGCCATTGTTGGAAGAGCTTGTGAGATATTGGGTTGGGAAGCGCTGGGGCTGGAAGGCATCAGCCATGGCAGTTGGAGGCACAGAGTTTTTTGCTTTTGTTTTAAGGAAGATGTTTGATTCTTCCTTTTTTCCCGGTTTTACTTTGCAGGGATTAATTTTAGCAAGGTTGGTGCCGTTGGTCGGGCACATTGGGCTTTCCTATTTTGGTAGGAATGCGCCCTGTGAAGCGGCCTGCGTGCATGTGGCTTGGAACACCGCATGCATGTTACCTCAGATTTTGAGTTCCGTGATGGGTATCTTTTTCCAGGATGATATCTACAGGGGCTTGTGCTTGTTGCACAAGCAGGGAATAGATAGTCAAAATTGGCCGAAAGATTTTGACTGTGGCGCACCTTGGTGCGCTTCTTGGCATGCTGTCTTATGTCATGAACCAAAAAGACAAACTTTTAGCAGTTACTTATCGCGAACTGTCTTGGAGATGGTTTCAAGTTTGCGAGAGAGGGTTAGAAGTTACAGCCAGGGGCAATCCCCCGAGACCTTTTTTAAGGTTGCCTTGGCTGGGGTATACGAACAATCTCCTACCTTCGACTATGAGTATAACTTGGAGGGAAAAGAACTACTCGCCGAACAACTTTTACAATTCGATGAATCAACAACCCCCATTGATGTTGGTTCAGAAAAAACTAAGGAAACTGCCGTTGAAGCTGGTATTTCCTTGGGGGAATGGTTTAAGCGCCCCATTTTAATAAAGCGTTTCAATTTGTCCGAGGGTTATGCATTGAGAGAGACTGTGTTCCCTTGGGATTTGTATTTCAATGATGCTGTGGTGAAGCAGAAGATTCGTGGTTACTCGAGATTGAGAGCGCGTTTGCACATTAAATTTGTTCTCAACGTCAATCCATATCGCTTCGGTTCAGTTATGGCTAGTTATTTACCTCTGGGTGGAACAACTCCGGAAACTGTTCCAGATGAAATGTTGGATCCAACTAGCTATCAGTTTTGGAAGACAAATCCTTTTAGATTTAGTGGTGGCAATGTGGATGTCAACAACACTAACGCTTCATCTACTCGAGAGGAATTTGGCTATATGGCAAGATCCCAGCGACCGAACATATATATGGATTTAAATTCAAATAAGGGTGGTGAGATGATTTTACCATTTCTCTACCATTCTGATTGGATTGATGCCTCCAACGCAATGTCTACACGACCAACAACTTTTGAGGTGAACCAGTGGTACAATGACATTAGGAATATGGGCCAAATCTATGTTGAATCGGTAGTGCATATGCAGTCTATCGCAGCAGCATCAACATCCAAGAGCGTTATTTCGATGTATGCTTGGTGTGAGGATATTGAGTTGGCTGGGGCTTCATTCCAGAAGCAGGGTGGTGATGATTATGCCAACCGCCCTGTTTCATCAATCGCTTCGGCAGTTGCGGCAGCTACTGGAGCTTTGGGGAATGTGCCAATAATTGGGCCATATATGCGCGCCTCTTCGATGATCGCCGGCACTTTAGGGTCTTTGGCTCGTTGGTTTGGGTTTTCTAATCCCCCTGTTGTGGAAAGTGTTAGGGGTTACAAAACTATGACAATGGCCAATCTCTGTTCACCTGAAATTTCAACACAGGTGGAAAAGTTGACACTCGACCCTAAGCAGGAAGTCAATATTGATCCTAGAACGGTGGGGGCGGAAGTAATCGACGATTTGGCCATTACTAACTTTGCAGGGCGAATGGCATATATTTTTCCAGCTTCATGGTATACGTATGATGAACCGTTAACTACAATTGCATCTTGGTATGTCACTCCTGAATTGTACTATGCGACTACACAGACAACGGGTGCAACAGGCACTGTTACAACAACGCAGTGGCAGTTGACCCCAGCTGCACATGTGGCACAGTGGTTTGAGTATTGGCGTGGAGGCATGACGTACCATATTAAGATTGTGAAAACGAAGTTTCACACAGGGAGGCTGATGGTCACTTTTGACCCTGCTGGGACATATACCAACTATGTTGAGGGACTTGTACATTCTAAGATCATTGACATTTCTGAAGTTGATGAATTCGATTTTGAAGTGCCTTATATGGCTGTCACACCTTGGTTGAGAACCACTCAAGCGCCTTATATATCCACAGCCTCGAAGTTTTTCAATTCTCGTGGGAATCCTGATCCAACATATGATCCAGCTTACATGAATGGGATTGTTAAAATTCAAGTTTTGAATGATCTTGGATCTATGGATCGGAATAATCCCGTGACTGTTTTGGTTTATGCGAAGGCCTCAAGAGATTTTGAGTTGTCGAATCCAATCTGTTTCAACCGAGGTTCAAACACAGATCTGTGCTACACTGTTCCATACAACTTGGAGGGACCTCTGATATCAGATGATGAGGTATCTGATAAGGTTGTTTCGTCCACAGTTGGAGAGACGTGCAAGTCCATTAGGCAACTCATGCACCGTGCTTGCTATTATACGGATTATGTGCTGTGTGGGAATACTGTAGTTTCTGGATCTTACTACCTGAGACATCAAGTACCGAAGCATATTCAATTTGCAGGACCAGACGTGTTGACAACTTTGGACAGTTCCTCCAAAGAGTCCAAGAGCGCGTTGCATAAGCAAACGAATGGCAAGGGGTATAATTATGTGGCTATGACCCCTATGCCATATTTTGCATGTTGCTTCGTTGGCATGCGAGGGTCCGTAGTTCACAGAATGTTGGCGAGGTACATTGGGGCTCCCACGGTTGGAAAGTACAATGAGATTGTAGTTGGACGGGGTTACGTCGCTTCTCCGGGTGATAACATAACAGGGTCCACTACTGGTTCAGGGGTCACGGGGGGCCAAGCTCCAGCAGCGTTGGTGTCGTTGGTGGACACTAGCGCATCTGGCATGGTGGTTCAATCACGTGTCAATGGATCCACTGATGTGGTAGCACCACACTATTCTCAATACTATATGGTGCCCGCAAACCCATCAATGATTTGTGGAGCGAAGAATCAAGCTGTTTCATCTGCCAAGTTTGAGATGGATACTGATGGGTTGGATATTGTGGTGATTCCAGACAATAATAATGAGCCAAAGCGGGTCGCCATTTCCGACTTCGTTTCAGCGGGGGTGGATCTCCAATTCTTCCAGTTCCTGAATGTGCCATCATTGTATACCGTCACTGCACCTACAGGTTTGGCCTGAGC